AATCAACTCTACTCGCGTTGATGCCTACCCGAATGGTTGGTATCGCGTAAGTGTGACATTCACAACCGCTGCTACACCAGTAACAAGTTTTGGTGGAGTTTATGTTTCGACATCTAACGGAACATTGTCGTCCACACCAACTGCTGGATTGGATTGTTACATCTGGGGCGCACAACTAGAAGCAGGCTCCTTCCCCACCTCCTACATCCCGACGACGACTGGCAGCGTGGTGCGTAGCGCGGATGTGTGTAGTATTACGGGGGGTAATTTTACGAGCTTTTATAATCAGAGCGAAGGGACTTTGTTTGCTGATATTACACCTCAGTCGATTGCCCAACTGGCAACTGTTTTAGCTGTTAATTCGGGTTCAGCCCAAAACCAACATGGAATCTACAAAACCAATGCTGCGCTCACGGCTGCTGGATTAAGATGGGGCGCGACAAGTGTGCTTACTGGATTTGCAATTCAAGCGGCAATAACAACAGGAACGGATGTTGCAATATCAAGATCTAAACTGTCTTATGCATATAAACTAGATGATTTTTCGTTCGCCTATGCTGGGACTATTGTAGGCACAGACACAAGCGGAACTTTGCCATCACCAACAACAATGCAAATTGGGAATAGGGATGGGACATTGCAAATCAATGGTCATCTAGCAGCCATTCGCTACTACAAAAAACGCCTTCCCAACGCGAAACTCCAAGCACTCACGGTATGATTGACTACCTTTTACTCAAGACCTGTACTAAATGCTCCTTGCTTAAGGACTTGTCAGAATTTGGGGTCGACAAACAAAAAAAAGATGGTTCCTCGTCTAACTGCAAGGAATGTAAAAACAAACAATCAAAGCTCCACTATTCTAATAATGTTTCATACTACAAGGAAAGGAATAAAAGATTTTACGCCAACCTTTCAGATGAGAAAAAGAAACAATATAGGGAGACATGCAATTCAAAAGAAAGCAGCAAGGAATATCATTTAGTTTGGAGGGCATCAAATAGAGATAAATGTTCCGCTTACTCCAAGAAATGGGCAAGCAAACAATGCCCAGCATTACTAGCTAGCAAAAGAAAAGAGTACAGGAAGAGGAGTCCTCATGTTTTCGCTTATCATGCCGCAAAAAGAAGAGCGTCAGAAATACTTGCGACTCCTTGCTGGTTGTCTCAAAATGAGGTTGACTCAATCAAATTGATATATTTGAAAAGAGACTTTATTAACGAGGTTACAGGAGTAATCCATCAAGTAGACCACATATATCCAATTAAAGGAAAGGATTCATGCGGATTACATGTTCCGTGGAATTTGCAAATCATAACAGCCTTGGAGAATCGAAGGAAAAGCAACAGAATCCCACAATATGCGTGACTTTATCTTGAAATTCCCAGACCGCACCACCGCAGTCCAGTTCGGACTCGCCAACGGATTTGCTGTAATCGACGAGGACGGCAACGAGCAGATCACCCTCGCGTCCCATGAGTATGCGCTCCACATCATCGGTGAGCATCAAGGCTCGGACTGGTGGGTTCTCTTCCGCGACCTGATCGGCATCCCGATTCCCGCAGGCGGCGAGCAGTTTATCTACTGGGCTTCCACCTCCGGCGAACAACGCCCGACTGACGAATCCACACCAAACATTTTCTGGGCATGACCATCACCTCCAACACCCTCTCCGCAGCGACCGTCATGCTCTCGGGCGTGGCGGGCGGAAAGCTGGCATCGATCACCGCTGAGTCGCTCGAAATGCCCGAGTGGCTGCAGATCCTCACCGGCCCGCTCGGTGCGCTCGGTGCCGCGCTCTTTGCCCTTCGCTGGCTTGTTGCCCGGCTCGACAAGTCCGAATCCAAGTTCGAGCAACGCGATCTCGAACGCGATGCGAACTTCAAAAAACTCGTCGAGATCACGGCGCAAAACCACCAAGTGATTGCCCAAAATTCTGACATCCTCCGTGAAGTGAAAGAACACCTGACCCGATAAAACCATGACACCCGAACAAAGCACCCTCCGCCTCGTCCTGTATGTCCTCATCGCCGTGGTGAGCGCTGGATCTGCCGGTCTCGCGACGATCGACTTCACCGATGCGAAACAAACCATCGGCTTCGCCCTCGGCCTGCTCGGCACCGCGCTGACGACCGCCCGCAGCTACATCGACACCTCGGAAAAACAAACTTACCGCGATGAACTCTGAAACCAATTCCGACCGAGTCGGCCTCATCTGGGCTTTGATCGCCTCGCTGCTCATCTGGGCAGCCGTCGCCGTGATGACAAGCTGCACCCTGCGGGTCAACGCCGATGGGAGCAAAGATGCGACCATCGACGCTCCCGCCGCTCTGCGCGTGCTGGAGATCATCGCCGAAAAATAACTGACCCATGAACAAGCCGCGAGCATCTCAGTTTGCGGTCATGGCAGCCGCCGTGAAGGTATGGGTCAAAGCCTACCCCGACGAACTCCTGCCGCCGATGTTCGTGGTCGGCATTCGCGGCTACTATCGCGACACCATGGGCGCGAAAGGGCGGAACGATCGCGGTATCTACGACGATGCCATCTTTGTGGTCGGCCCCGAAACCTTCGCCGCCTTCAATGCCAACACCGACCCGAGCCGCCACCGCCCAGGCATCGCCTCGCTCATCTCCGGTGTCCATCCGTATCGACCCGGCAACCACGGCATCAGTCGCCCCGGCGGTGGCTATCCTGCGTTCAGACCCAACACCAAAGGCGAAGCCCTGCCGGTCATGCGCGACGGCATGGACGGCATCAAGCAGGGGATAGCCATCAACATTCATCGCGGCGGCTACACCACGACCAGCTCGCTCGGCTGCCAGACCATCCCGCCGGATCAATGGAATGCATTCTATCTGCTCACCCGCAGCGAGATGAAGAAGGCGAACCAAAAGGGTTTCGAGTACATCCTCTGCGACGGCCCGATTGTTTGACTCGGAACTCATGGCGATGGGTGACATTCCAAAGTCGATTCGCATCGGTGGTCGACAGGTCAAGATCACCATCGTCGAAGACCTCGAAGAGTACGGCAACTTCCACGAAGACACGCTCACCATCCAACTCAAGAAAGCCGACGCCGAAACCATGCGTGTCACACTTCGCCACGAGCTCATGCACGCCGCCCTCTCGATCTCTGGAATCGCTTACATCGACCGCTTGCCCGAGGAAGCGATCGTGAGGTGCTTTGATAACATTTTCTTTCCCGCATGGGAATCAACCCACAAACGCTCATGGCCTACAAAAAGTTCATAGTCGCCGCCGATAACCACGGCGGTCTGGTCTGCGAGGCAGCGAAGAAAAAGTTTCTCGCGTTCGCCGACGATTGGAAGCCGCACCATCGCATCCACCTCGGCGATCTGTGGGATTTCTCGCCGCTGCGCCGTGGTGCATCACCCGAAGAAAAAGCCGACGGCATCTCGGATGACTACCAATGCGGCCTCGATTTTCTCGACGCCTTCCGCCCGAACTTTCTCACGCTCGGCAACCATGACGATCGGATCTGGATGCACTCGACGAAGTGCTCGGACGGCATGCTCCGCGAACATTGTGCGAAGCTCGCTCAAGCCTCGGAGGATGAGTTCAAAAAGCGCAAGATCGCATGGGTGCCGTATCATGTCGGCAAGTACCTGCGCATGCCCGAGGGAGGACCGAAGCTGATCCATGGCTTCCGCGCCACCATGTACCCGGCTAAGGCGCATTTCGAGAACTGGGGCGCCTGCCTGCACGGCCACACCCACAAGCCCGATGTCTACACCGCCCGCCACATCGATGGCGAGGCGAGCTTTTCTGTCGGTTGCCTTGCCGACATCGATGCGCTGTCCTACGCCGACCGCACACCCGCCAAGCTCGCATGGCGCAACGGTTGGCTCTACGGCATCATCAACGATCGCACCGGCGCATGGCAGGCTTGGCATGTGATCAAGGAAGGAACTACTTGGATCTCGCCGATGGGCATTTTATGAAAAAGAAAACAACCGACGTGATCAGCTCGCTCGATTTCGCGCTCTCGCAACTCGTCGATGAGCCCCAGCGTGCGGATGAGTTCTCATCGAATGAGTTCTTTGAGCAGGCGCTCAAAAAAGAGCCGACCATCACATTTGCAACGGCAGCCTATCGGATCAAAAGAATGGTCAGTCAAGGTGCCTTGATTGCGCGAAAAACTCGCATTAACGGTAAGGTCGCTAACCTTTACTCCAAGCGTTGAGATAAGCGCCACAGGTCAAGCTGTCCTTGACCTATTACTCAGATTCACCCGCTTTTCGTCCGTTACTTTTTATCCTAGCACAGTCCGAAATAGGCCAACCCATCGGCCTGCGTCACGGCCCTCCGGTAGTGCCGGAAGAGCGTCGAGCTGCCAGCCGTGTGTCCCATCGCTGCCTTTGCCCGCGCTTCATCGGTGGCTGCGAGATAGTGCGACGCAAACGAATGCCGGAGAATGTCCTGCTCGCCGGCAATGCCCGACGCCTTCCGTATCCGCTGCCATGATCGCCGCCAGTTAGCAGGCAGCACCGGCCCGCTGGCAGGATGACCATCGATCTCCGCCCGCAGCCGAGGCGTCAGCGGAATGTGCCGGTCACTGCCGGTCTTCGAGGTCGCAGGGGCGATGTAGATTTCTTTCGCTCCCACAGCCTCCCAGTCGAGCCGCGCGATCTCTCCCGACTCTGCGTCCGGGCGGATGCCAGAAAACGCCAGCAGCGCTACCACACGGCGTTCCTCGATCGACTGGCAATGACCGAGCACCGCCTCGACCTCCGCCAGCGTGAGGATCTTGATCTCGGTGCTCTTCCGGTGCCGCTCGCGGTAGTGAAGAACCGCCAGCACCCGCGTCGCCCTGGCATCGATCGTCGAGCGAGCCAATGGCCGATCCTTCACAAGCGCAGCCTCCACCACCGCGCGGTCGATCGTCCCGCAGGGGAGGGAGAGGAAACCCTTCGGCAGCCAGTTTAGCATCCGCCTCATTTCCGATTGATACCGCTTCGACCACCGAGCGTTGCCAGCGGCCACCGCGCGGGAGTACCTCTCCTCAAATGTCTCGGAACCGCCGGTCTGCGTGAGTTGCTTCACCACCACCCTCACGGCCTCGATCAACGAAAGCCCGGTCGGGGCAAGCAAATCGACCGCAAGCGCTGCGTCTGCCGCGAGGTTGGCGCTGATCGCTCTGTTTCGAAAACCGGAGTCATGCTGGTTTCGCAACGATGCCGCAAACTTTTTGGCCTCCGACATCGTTCGGAAAAACTTCCGATGCCGCTTTCCATCCTGCGAAAGAGTCGCCGGAATGGAAACTCTTATCCCCTCTGGGGTCTCTATCGGCACGATGGAAGGACGGCGTGGCATCGGTTTCGTTGAATTTACTGCCCAATAGCTGCCCAATCAAATGTTAAAATAGGCAACAACCGTAGGCTTTTGGCAACTATGGATTCTTGGAAAACCTAGGAAACATCTAGAAAACTGGAGCCGCTGGAGAGATTCGAACTCTCGGCCTGCACATTACGAATGATTTACCTAGAGAAAAAAACCTAGGTTTTATCAGGAAAACCTTGGAAAAACTGCCCAATCCTGCCCAAACGCAAAAACACTGCCCAAACGCGAAAAAGTATTTGGGCAGTAAATGGCCGACCTTACTTCTTCGATTTCATCTCGGCCTCGATCTGCTCGATCACCAGTCCAAGGTGATGCGCAGACCAGTTCGCCATGGTGCGATTTTCACGAGCCGCCGCCTTTCGGATGCGTTCCTTAAGGGCTTTGGGCAATGAAACGCCCAGGAGCGTCTGATCCGGCGAGCGGTCTTTCGGCTTTTTGGGTGCTGACATGTCTGAATTTACAACACCCTTAAAACCAAGGGAGCGATTTTTTTTTTTTTTTTTTCGCGTTATTGACTTGACGCTTTGCGTTAAACGCTGTTTAACGCGGGTATGCCACACGCAAAAGCAAAAACGACTACCTCCCAAACAGGGAATAAAGTTTCCGATTCAAGCACAGCATTTCTTGGCGTCAAGCTCTCAAGCGAGATGAAGGAGAGGCTGAAAAAAGCAGCCTCACACCAAGAGCGCACGATCAGCGCCTTTGCTCGCTACCATCTCTCCAAGGCCGCTGACAAAACACTCATCCATAATTGAAAATGAAACTGACCCCACAAGCACTTGCCGAACAACTCGGCGTCACCAAGCACACTATCTACCGCTGGACGCGGGAAGGAGTCATCACGCCGGTCGTCGCCGAGCGATCGATCACGCGATTCGACCTTGCCGATGTCATGGCAACCCTCAAGGCCCGAGCCAAAAAGAAACAACCCCGCGCACTGGTCTATTAAGCTCCCTTTTTTTTGCATCTGCCGTTTAACGCCGTTTAACACCAACCCAATCCAAAAATGAAACGCTCCGAAAAATACTACTCCCAAGCGCGCTCAAGCGCATTCCAATCCGCCGCCATCTTTATGGGCGCAGTCGCCGCCGCCTGCTGGATACCCGGCGCCATCATCAGCAACCAGCAAGGCGCGAGCTCGATCTGGCTCTTGCTGCTCATCGCCGCAACCGGCGCAGGGCTCATCGCGGCCTTCGCAACCGCGACCAGTGCCATGCGCTCCTACCGCATCGGCGTCGAAGAAGAGTTCGCCGAAGCCCGCCGCGCGATCCGGCCCCGCCTGTGAATCTCAAACCATAGCTACAACCATGATCTTTCACATCACCCAACGCATCAAAAACCCGACGGTCATCGTCGCGAGCCGGACGCAAATCACCGATAGCGTCACCACACGGCAAATCGCCGGGACCATGCACCTCGTTATGCCGCATTCAGCGCGTGAGGTGCTGGCGCTCCAGATGCTCGAACACCAAGTCGAGAAGTTCGCCCCTGCCGTCGGCAACGGCGTGCTCATCACCGAGGCCGCGCACCAGAAACTCAACGCATGAAAGCTCAACGATACAGAATCTTCACCGCACCCGGACGCGACTTTCTCTGTGTGGTTTCCGCTGCATCACGCGAGGCCGCAATGAAAACAGCGAAGAGCATATTCCAACTCACAAGGGCCGCTTTCGCACTGGAGGAAACCCCATACGAGGCCGCCGCCATGGCAAAGCGCGTATCCATCACCAAGTAATACCATGACCGGATTCGACCTAACCAAATGCGACGACACAGCGCTGATCGAGGCGATCAAGAACCTGCGCCACAGCCGCTCTGACTACCTCGGCAGCTGGGGCAAGAAGCGCCTCGCCGTGCTCGAACAAGAAGCCAACCGCCGGAAGCTGAACATCCAACCCACCCCGAAAAATGAACGCCACGCAATCTGACTTTGATTTTGAAGCAAAGAGGATGCCAGCGCCGGCAGCGGCGGAGGTTGATCAGTTGATCGATTTCCTTTTCTGGTCGTCGGCTAATGGCTGGGTGAACGCCAAGCAGATCGCCGCGAGCCTCGGCTATAACGAACGCAAGATCCGATCACTGGCTCAGCACTCGGAGGGTATCATTATCAGCGGCCCCGGCTGTCCCGGCTACCGCCACATCAACCACTGCACCTTCGACGAGTGCCGCGAGGTCTATCAGCGCCTCGATTCGCAATGCGATGCCATGAAGCGCCGCTCGATCCAAATCCGCCAAATGGCGCATCGCCTCATTTCCTAACACCCAAACCAATGCCCGAAATCAACACCATATCAAACGACCGGATGGAATCGTTCATCGAGACCATCGTCGCTCAAGCCCGCGAGGCTATGCAGGAACGCTCAAGCGACATCCTCCGCGCCTGGCACGAGAACATCGAAGAGAGCAACGCCAACGAGAAGAAATTCCCGCCGCTGAAGCTCGCGATCTCCGCCGCCGTCGATCTCGAAGCTGCGACGATCGAGACGACCGTGCGCTTCTCTGCCACCTATCAATCCACCATCACATCCAAGCTGCCCGATCCCGAGCAGCCGGAGTTCCCGAATCTCTAACACCCCAAAAATATGACTACTGAAATCGCTACCACTACCACCCACGCCCCGAAGCCTAGCGCCATGCAACTCATGGCCTCGCGCTGCAATGTCGATCCGGCAAAGCTACACCAGACCCTCAAGAGCACCGTCTTCAAAGGAGCAACCGACGAAGAGATGCTGGCACTGGTCGTCACCGCAAACACCTATCAACTCAACCCGCTGCTCAAGGAAATGTACGCCTTCCCGAAAAAGGGCGGAGGGATCGTGCCTATGGTCGGCGTCGATGGATGGCTCAAGATCGCCAACCGCCAGGACAACTACGACGGAATGAGCGTCGAGGTATTCGGCGATGGCAAAACACCAACCCATGCTACCTGCGAAATCTACCTCAAGAACCGTGCTCACCCGGTGAAGGTCACCGAGTATTTCGAGGAATGCCGCCGCAACACTGACCCATGGAATCAGATGCCACGCCGGATGATCCGCAACAAGGTCATGATCCAAGCGATCCGCGTGGCATTCGGCATCGGCGGGATCTTCGATGAAGATGAGGCAACCGACATCGCTGGCACCCGCAATGTGACACCGAAACCTTCAACGATCACCGGTATCATCGATCCGTTCGCCAAGGCCGAACCAACGAAGAAGGCCGAAGCCAAAGCAAAGCCCGAGGTGGTCGAAGCTGAACCGGCAGATGAGCCAACGCTCGATCTCGCCGAGATGCCCGAGGCCGACTGGGGCGATGAAAAAGGAGGCGAAGCATGAGCCACGAACCCGTACAGCGCGAGGCGATCGATGCCGAGTGGCGGATCTTTAAGGACGCATTCAAAATGGCCTTGGCGTCGCTCAAGGCCAAGAAGGAGGCGCTGCTTTACCAGCAAAACATCTCGAAGGCGCAGGTGCTTTCCAACGCGATCAACCAAGCATGGAAGGAGGTCATGTGAACGCCGCAACATCCAAACGGACGCTCACGCGCACCGGCATCGACTGGGACAACTTTTTCCGCCTCGCAGGAATGCGCGCGGTCTACACCATGCAAGACTGCTACATTGAATCGGCAATCTCGGCAGCATCCTACCGAGGCTACAAAACCGAGACCCTCTGCAATGGCGATGGCACCAGCGTGATGTTGGTCAAGCGTGAGCGAGAGACCGACATCATTCTCACCGACTTGATGGCACTGCCGGAGAAGCAACTCCGCGCGGTCTACAACGCGGCGATCGAAGCCGGACTGATCAAACCGCAGGCGGGAGGTGTCGGATGACTATCTGGCCAGAAATGGAACAGGGGAGCGAGGACTGGTTCCGCGCCCGCAAAGGCAGGCTCACGGCATCGCAGATGGCCAAGGTCATCACTCCGACCGGCAAGCTCTCAAGCCAATGGGAAAAGCTCGCGATCCGCCTCGCTGGCGAATGCGTGAAGCCGAACGAGATCCCAGCCTTCCTCGGCAACATCCACACCGATCGCGGCCATGAGATGGAGCCGGTCGCGCGTGATTGGTTTGCCGAGTGGAGCGGCCTCGATGTCCGAACCGTCGGCTTTGTCACCAAGGACGACAACCCGGTGCTCGGCTGCTCGCCCGACGCGCTGATCTACAAAGGCGACGAACCGACCTGCGGCGTCGAGATCAAATGTCCGCTGATCGAAAACCACGCGCTCTATCATTACGAAGGCGGAGTACCGGAGCAGTACCGCGCACAGGTGCATGGCTCGATGGTTGTGACCGGCCTGCGCGAGTGGTGGTTCGTGAGTTTCAACGAAGGCACCGAGCCATTCACCCACCTGCAAACATGGGATGAGTACACCGACAAGGTCGCCGAGGCGCTCGACGAGTTCGTGACCAAGTACGCGCCGATTCGCTCTGAGGTTTTGCACAAGCTAACCAAGAAACAAAATGCACCAAGAAGAAGAAAGTCAGTGGCATGATGAAGACGACTACCCAACCGAAAGAAGAGCCTCATTCAGCTGCACCATGTGCGGAAGCTGGGACTGGCCTGACCCCGCTTCAAGCTGCCCGCTCTGCCGGTCCGATGAGGAAGGAGGCGAGGATGAGTGACCAATGGGAAACATTCTGCGATGTCGGCTATTACCACATGTGGAGGCTTCGCCGCATAACCGAGCGTGGGTGGAATGACGGGTTTCACATCAACACGAGGGACGAGGCCAAAGCTCTTTGCGAGCTATTGAACAAGCTCGAACGCGAGCGTGACGAGTGGAAGGCAAAATTCATCAATCAAAACAAGGATCTCGGCTGCGAGATGATGGACCCAGCGGGAACGATCTGGGACTACGCAAGCGCAACGCAGCGGGAGAATGTCCAACTCAAACGCGAGGTGGAACGCGAGCGCGCACTTGCAAACGAAGCTATTGCCACTTGGAAAAAGACAAGAGAAGAGCGTGATGCCGCCCTCATCGGATATAACGAATGCAGGGCGACTATCGAAGATGCTAGGAGAGCATTGGGCGCGACTGCACATGAAGGACCGCTTTTGGCGGCAATGCGGATCACAGAGCAACGCGACAGGCTGGCGGAGGCTTTGCGGGAGCTGTGTGAAACATTGCTGAATGCCAAGCCACGCGACATCACCGAATCGCTGTACAAGGCTGGGGATGCGCTTGCTGCATGGAAAGGAGGGAGCGATGACAAGCAACCCACTAAAGACGAAACTGAGGATGGTTCTCCGAAAGTAGGTACCCCACCTCGCCGCCGTGAAAGGAGGGAGCAATGAGTGACATTCAAAAAACCATCCAAACCCTGCGTGATTTCAACTTATGGCGCAAGGGTGACGACGCAATGGAACAACCCGATCCGTGGGGAATAGGAGAAGCCATCGACGAAGCGATTGAGGCCATGGAAAAGCTGGGGAGACTAACAGACGCTGCGCTTGCCGTGGTCGATCGCTGGGAAACGCCATTCTGGAAACAGGTGGAACACACCGGAGTTTACATCGCCGCGCTACGCAAAGCGGTCGAGGAAGTGGAAGGAGGCCCGCAGTGAGCGCAGGTAAAGGAGACACCCCGAGGCCGGTGGACGGCGATGCCTACCGCGACAACTATGAGGCAGCGTTTCGCAAAAAGGAAACCACCGAACCGGAAGAATGGCACCCGAAGGGCATTGAGTGGAAGCCTGAGTATGGCCGCATGCTGCGTAGCGGCGAGCGCCTGCAAGACGGTGACGAGGTTTATGTGGGAAACGACAAGTGGGAGACGATCTACCTCGCCAACTTTCAAGAGCAGTATGTGCGAAACGGACTGTACCGCCGGAAGTCGAAGTGGCCGCACGACGACAATCCATTCATGTCGCCGGACCACGACAATGACTCATCGGTCTATGACGAGGCGGTCGCATCGGTCCATGAGGAGCGCAACCACATCACCTACGCCTGCCGGGTGTCGAGCGTGTGCCGGGAACTAAAAGCCAAGTTGGAAGCATACCGGCGACACACTGACACCATCATTACCCTGCTGGAGATCGTCGAGGAGACCGACGAAGGGCGGCAATTCTCGCCGAACTACATCCGATCCTGCCGGTCATTCGACCTGCAAAAAATCGGCGAAGCAATCACCCACCTAAAGATGCTGAACGATGAAACCTAAGCGCACACCCAAGAGTATCACCCTCGGCCTCATCATCGCCTACTACTCAGCCGTGTTTTGGATCAGAAAGAAACTCAACAAATGATCGAATTTTTCCTCCCAATGATCCCGCCGACAGCGACCAGCCAGACCAAGCGATTGGTCATGGTCGGAGGTAAGCCGAGGTTTTTCCCGAAGAAGGAACACGCCAAGGCCGAGGCCGATCTCATGACACTCATCAAACCGAACGCACCAACCGAGCCTCTCGACGGCCCGATCCTGCTGCAAGTCGATTTTACATTCCCCTGGCGCAAGACCGAAGGAAAACGCCGGAAGGAATGGGGCAAGATCCCGAACGACAAGCGCCCCGATGCCGACAACCTCGTCAAGCTCGTCGGCGATGTTCTTACAAAAGCGAACTTCTACGCCGATGACGGACAGGTCGCCGACCTCCGTGTCACGAAGTACTGGGGCAATGAACCCGGCATCAAGATTCTCATCTCATCCATACCAACCCCATGATTCAACTTTTGGAGTCACCAACAGAAAAGCAAAGCGTGATTCGATCAGTCTATGAATCACAAGATGATATTTTGCGTGGAATTATCAAGCTCCATTGCCCAGATGGTTTTGAATGTGATATGACTTATGGGAACGGTGCATTCTGGAAGAATCTACCACGACCGAAACATTGCTTTGATGTCTCACCACAAAAACCCGAAGCGGTCCAGGCATGCTCAATGATGCTTCCACTTGAAGCTGAAAGCCTAAAAAACTGCGTTTTTGATCCTCCTTTTTTGACCTATGTGAAAAACGGAAGAGACCACAAGGACGGGAAGGTGGCGATGACCTCAAGATTTGGAGGGTACTACGCCTACGAAGAACTTGAGGATCATTACAGGCATACAATATCCGAGGCGTGGAGAGTACTAAAGCCGGGAGGCGTGATGGTTTTTAAGTGCCAAGACATCATCCACAACCATCGAATGCACTGTACCCATTACAGGACTATCATGATGGCGGAAATTGAAGGCTTCAGATTATTAGACCTTTTCATTTTACCAGCAAAACATCGCATGCCGGGGCCGCAAAAAGGCACTCAGAGGCACGCTAGAGTTTGGCACTGCTATTTTTTGGTTTTTCAGAAACCCACGAACGGGCGGCGTGCTAAATCGCTCACCAACAACATCCCAACCCCATAACACATGAAACCGAAAACATACAGAGTACTATCAGAAGCCGTCGAGAACGGCATCAAATACGGATGGCACCGAGCCCACAAGCACGACGAAGATCCAGATCAAATCCAGATCCAAGGCGCTGTTCACAATGCGATCATGCAGGAAATCAGCGAGTACTTCGACTTCGAGGACGACATCCCGACGCTGCACTGAAAACCTTTGGTGAATGGCGGCGGCATCGCGACACGGATGACTGGTTTGGGCAGGATTTTCCAGCCGCCAGCACATCGAGGTCGGGAGGGGATGGTGGAGAAGCACGAAGTCACCCCGCAACCTTGGAAACCCGGACGCCGAAAAGATGTGGCCACATCGTCCCGCCATTCACCATTCAACATTCACCCCTAGAAACAACAATATGACAAAACGATACGACGCAGTCGCCACAATCGGCGAGTACACCAACAAGCAAGGCGAGAAGAAAAAGCGATACCTCACCGTCGGCGCGGTGATGGAAGGCAACGACGGGCGCATGGCGCTAAAGCTCGATGCTCTACCGACCAATCCTGATTGGAGCGGCTGGATCGCTTTCTACGAACCCAAGCAGCAGGATGGTGCATACCAGCAACGCCCAGCACCACAGCAAAGCGGCCCGAGCCGTCAAGCGATGGCACCGGTGATCAGCGACGAAGACGACGACATCCCATTCTGATCCCAATGAACTGGCTGAACCTAAGCATTCAAACGCTGGACTCGGAGAACTTCCTCGGAAGCGATCCGACCCAGCGGGCCACATGGCTCTGCCTGCTGCGCTACTGCATCGGGCAAGAGAATGGTGGCACAATCACCGCCTGCGCTGGCTGGGCCGACCGCAAGTGGCAACAGCTCGTCCGGGTCACAAGAGACGAAGTACAAAGTGCCTGCGACCTCTGGCAATGGGATGGTGAGACGCTGGTCGTCTGGGGTTATCCGATCGAGAAAGAGGGAGAGGTGCAACAGCTCAGGGAGCTTGGAAAACTACGCACCCCTGCAAAGCAAGCAGCAGCACAAAACAATGGGAAGCTCGGTGGTCGCCCACCCAAAACCCAACGAGAAACCCAACAGGAAACCCAACAGGAAACCCAACGAGAAACCCAACATAAACCCAACGAAAAACCCATAGAAAGGAAGGAGAAGGAGAATAGAAAGGAAATAGAATCTCTCCCCCCTACCCCCCACGGGGAGGAGAGCGAGAGCTCGGATGATTTTTATACCGAGAACATGCCCTCCGCAAACGCTCAATCGATGCTCGATCTCGAAAAGCGCGTACAATCGCTCAAGAGCGGCTGGGGGCTTCCTCTGGGATACACGGAGCAAAAACTCCTCGCAGCGTCGTCACGCACCCTCTCCGCGCTCAATTCGGCTCAATGGCAAACCTTGAAGGATTACATGCACGCCAAGATCCCCGAAGGCCGCCCAGCATGGCAGCCACGCACCCGGACAAAGTTCCTCGAAACCGTCGGCGATGTTTGGAACTACGCATCGGAATGGCGGAAGAAACAAGAGGCATCGCGCCCACCACCGAACACGATCCCGATGCCGGTGTCATCGAGGCCAACCATCAGCCGCGAGGAACTCGCCGAGTTCTTCGATCCTATCAAAAAGAAGAAAATGTAAAAATAGGATGAAACCTTTTGCCGATTTCAAACAAACCCCACAAATGGGATCTGAATGCTGCACGAGAATCAAGCGAGCTACACGCCCGACTTCGCTGCTGAGATCGATACCGAAGAGGAGATCATTGCAGATGACTTCGGTGTCTCGATCTATCAGGCGCGCAAGATCATCCGCATGCGGGAGGATGCGGTCATCAGGAACCAGTCGCTCATCCTCGCTCGAGTCATCGGCCTGTTGCTTCAGTCCAACAACCTCCCAGCCACCATTCACGCCCTCGCCCTGGCATCCGGCCTTGATCAGCTCAACGGCAAGAAATCCCAGGCAGAGATCGCCCGAGAGCTTGGCGTCACCCGCGCGCTTATCTCCCACTATGTCGTGGGCATCCGCGACATCCTGAGCGGAAACGATTCCAACTTCGACTGCACGAAGTACCGCAAAGCGAACTCAACCCGCGAGACCTACAAAGCGAAAGCAACCGACCCGTTCACCAAAGCCAAGGCCGCAGCCCGCGCCCGGCTCACATCCACAAAGTAGAAACCACACATGAACATCATCGACACCAACATGCTCGGCTTGAAGGAGCTGAGCATCCCAACCGACACCACCCAGTCACAATGGGAGGAGATCCACCGCAGCCTGCTGGTCTGCAAGAAGTCCGCAGCCAAGTGGCTCAGCCAGTCCCGCTCTTTCGCCTCCGATCGCTGGGGCGTCGACTATGTGGCAGAGACCGAGGTGCAGCTCGAGCTTGGCCTCGGCCTACCCGAACCGGTGAAGCCCGAGCCGCTCAACCCATCCGACAAGTCGAAGGCGATCGTCACCATCGAAGGCGTCCACCAGTCCTTTGTGCTTTGGCAACGGAAGATGAGCGGCGAGGTCGAGACATGGGATGACGACCGACTCAAACGAGCGTTGGATCTTCTCGAGCCGATGGAGCAGCAGGCGAAACGCATCCGCGAACTTCTCGGGAAATGAAAACGATCGACCGAAAAAATTTAGGGAGTCTCCTACGCGCGAGCGCTCATTTGGTGTTGGGCCACTCTCGTCAGTTGTCTGAGTGTTGACTTTTGAGCCTTTGTTGACTTCGCCATGGGGATCACGGAACTAAGCAAAGCCCTCGAGATCGATAAAGGTCTCGTTTCGCGGCTCGTGAAGAAGGGGATGCCGACCACTTCGGTGGATGCGGCGCAGGCGTGGCGTGAGGTGAACGCGAAGCCAAAGCCCCGGAAGAACAAAAAGCTGATGGACGCCCCGCCGCCGGTCGCCAAGCCCCAGCCGGTCACAGCCCCAGCGCATGACGCGCCTGAGCCGGACGACGATGACAACACCCCGCGCCAGTCGCTTCGCCGGGCGAGGTTGGCGGAAAAGGTGGGATACAACGAGCTTGTGCTCTGCAAACGGAATGGCGGATCGATCGAGGACATCCGCAAGGCCAACTCGATTTACATCGCGGCCCGAAACAACCGCCACAAAGCCGAGCGCGACTTCAAGGAATGGCAACGCGCGGAGGGGATCTTGCTCTACTTCGACGAGGCCAAGGAGATCGCCGGTCGACCGCATGTGGCTGCCAAGCAGATGCTCGAAGTGATGCCAAAGAGCCTCGCACCTCGCTTGTTCGGTCAACCGCAAAAGGCCATCGAGGCCGCGCTTTCCGAGTGGTGTGATTCTCTGACTGAAGTCATTCGCAAAGCCCTATGACCCCCGCCGCCGAAGCCCTGCGCGAGCACATCCGCTCGATCTACGCGCCGATCGATCGCCGGTCGGTGGTGGATTGGTGCAGTGATGAGGTGATACTCTCTGAGCGTCAGACCCAAATGCCTGGCGCTTTTTCCGTCTCGATGACGCCTTACCTGCGCGAGCCGCTCGAGTGCTTCGGCGACATCGATGTCACGGATGTCGTGCTGGTCTTTGGAACCCAGACCGGCAAGACGACCATGATCCAAGCCGGGACCGCATGGCGGATCTGCAACAAGCCGCAGCCGATGGTGTGGGTCATGCCGACTGAAGGCCTCGCCCGATCATTTTCCGAAACGCGATGGATGCCGCTCTTCGATGACAGCGCCACGCTTGCCGCTCAGAAGCCAGCCGATCGCCACAAGTTCAAAACCCTCGAGCAACACTTCAGCCGATCCTCGCTTGTCTTTGTCGGGTCCAACTCACCAGCCAACCTTGCCAGCCGCCCCGCCGGTCTGCTCTTGCTCGATGAGGTCGACAAGTTCGCGACCGAGACCGACAAGGAAACCAGCGCCCTGCACCTTGCCGAAAACCGCACGAAGAGTTTCGTCGGCGCGCTGCGCGTCAAGACATCGACACCGACCACGCCCGAGGGACCGATCTGGAAAGAGTACCTCAAAGGCACGCAGGAAAAATTCATGCTGCCATGCCCGCATTGCGCGGAACGCATCGAGCTTTTGTGGGAGCAAGTGAAATGGGACCGTGAGGCCAAGGCCGACGGCAAGTGGAACATGGCGCAGGTCGAAGAGTCCGCGCGCTACGAATGCCAACACTGCAAAGGCTCGATCAATGACGGGCAAAAGATGGAAATGCTCCAACAGGGGAAATGGCAATGCACCAATGAGTCCGCGCAGAAAGGCTTCCGCTCATTCCACCTCAATTCACTTTACGCCCCATGGCGGTCCTGCACCTTCGGCGCGCTGGCGGTGAAGTTCCTGCGCGACTCGGAAACCCTCAACGGCCTGCAAGATTTCACCAACTCAACCATGGCCCTGCCGTGGGAGCAGGTCGAGACCAGCATCGGCGATGCCAAGATCCTCGGCCTTTCCGGCAGCTACGAAGTCGGCACCTGCCCGATCGACGAGCCCGCGCATGTCGTCACCTGCGCCGATGTCGGCCAGGAGAAACAGCACTGGGTCACCACCGCCTTCGCCGCCGATGGTTCAAGCTATGTCTTGGACTACGGCACCACGCTTTCAGTCGAGGATCTTCTCCGCGATCCGCCACTGCGGTCCTATGCTACACCGAGCGGCGGTATCGTGAAACCTGAGTGCGGTTTGATCGACTCCGGCTTCGCGACCTTCCGAGTCTATGCGACATGCCAAGAGTCCGGCGGATTCTTCCACCCTGCAAAGGGCGCGAATGTCACCTTCGGCACGCGGATCAGCCGCACCACGATCGACAACTTCCCCGGCGTCGTGCTCTACACCTATGTCGACCACGCGATCAAGACCGAGCTTTTCATCGATCGGATCAAGGACCAAAAGCCCGAGCTCAAGATCCCGAAGAAAGTCACCACCGAGTTCATCGCAGGACTGAGCGGGCAAAAGCTCGTCCCGCGCAAGACGCCATCCGGCCAGGTCTATGTCTGGAAGGATGTCCGCGACGATCACTTCATGGACGCCCTCAAGCTGTGCCACATTGCATGGCACATTTTGAAAAACGCTTGATCGGACTGCATAGCATTTCGGAAACCCACCACCCACCACGCGGAAACGCCGGTGGGTTTTTTTACGCCATTTTGACACCCGCCCGACGGCGTGAGCGAATCCATGAAAATCAGCGGCGTGAAGTCCTACCTCCGCCGGACCAAGACCAACGAAGAGCTCGAGGCCTTGGCCGATACCGTCTTTTCAAGCGCCACCGAGGAAGTCGTCATCACCAGCATCGGCACCGAGGGATCAAGCTCGTCGGGGCAGGTGAGTTTCCCGAAGTGGCTGCTACTCCAAGCGATCGAAGAACTGCTCACCGACGGAGGTCGTGAGCGTCAGCTTGCCGCGATCGTCGACCGCTCGCGCTACTCATCGCCGCTTTGATTTTGACACCCAGAAATCAACTGTGAGCGAAATCAAAAAATCAAATCGCGGTGGCAAGCGCCCCGGAGCCGGTCGACCACGGAAGAGCGCACCGAAAGCCGCCGCCTTTGAAGCTGCCGAGCATTCCATCAATCGAGGCCTCGTCATTCTCAACACCGTCGAACCCCGCCGCGAACTTCCCGCGCAGACTCGCCTCGAGCTACTGAAAAAAGCCCGCTGGCTTTACAACAATGTCGGCGTCGCAGCCTACCTCATCGAGCACCTTGCCCAGCGTGCCGTCGGCACCGGCATCGTCCCGAAGGCCCGCACCGCGAATGCCGAATGGAACCGCTTGGCCGAGCGCGCTTTCGAGGATCGCGCCTGCGCCGAGGCGTGGGCATTCGACGCATCGTCACAGGTCAACTTCTACGGCGCCCAATCTCTCATCCTTCGGCAAGTCGCCTGCGATGGTGACTTCTTCGCGCAGTTCCTCACCACCCAGACCGGCGGCGCACGCGTCCGCTTCATTGGTGGCGAGGCAGTCGGTTCAACCGCCGATTCATCCGACCGCTCGTTCGATGGCGTGCTACTCGACCAGTTCGGCGCGCCCATATCATACCGCGTCATCACCGACCGCGCGAATGGCAAGTACACCGATGTCCCAGCGCAGGACATGCTCCACTTCCGGCACATCCGCCGGGCAGGCTACCCACGCGGCGCATCATGGCTGCACAACGCCGCGATCAACCTGCAAGACCTTTCGGAAATTCTCTCCTACACCAAAGGCGCATTCAAAGCAGGCGCGCAAATCGGCTTTTCGATCACCAGTAACGAAGCGGCCAAGATCGGCCTCGGAGCAAAGATCACCACCAGCGAAGGCGAAGACCTCAGCACCGAGCGCCTCTACAACGGCACGCTGATCCCCAAGCTCAAGCCCGGCGAGTCGATCCAGAGTTTCAAAAACGAACATCCAGGGCAATCGTTCGAGCCATTCGTGCGCTATGTGATTTCCGAAGTCGCGCGCGGCATCGGCCTGCCACCCGAGGCACTGATGATCTTCGTCGGCGCGAGCGGCACCGAGTTCCGTGGATTGCTCGAAGTCGCGCAGAATTTCCTCGAGCGCCTGCAACAAATGCTGGTCGACCAATTCTGCCGACCATTCTGGAAGTTCTGGATCTATCAAGAGATCCAAGCCGGTCGCCTACCATACCCCGGCGACGATTGGTGGAGGTGTGAGTTCATCCCGCCGAAGAAGATCACGGTCGACAACGGACGCGATGGCCGCCTGTACAGCGACTTGATGGATAAGGGCTACATGTCGTGGGAGCGCTACTGCAACCTCCACGGCCTCGATGCCGAAGCCGAGGAGGACGACATCCTGCAAACCTACCTTCGCCGAAAAGCGAAGTGCGATCAACTCGGCCTCGAGGTTGGCGAGGTTTTCCCAAGCCAAGGCACCGTCTGAAATTTTGACACGCCCGCTGCGGCGTGAAGACCTGGTATGCCCTATCTGCCCGCGCTGAAGTTCGCCAAACCGAAATCTCCATCTTTGATGAGATCGGTTATTACGGCGTCAGCGCCAAGCAGTTCATCGGCGACCTCAAGCGCGTCCCTGCCGATCACGAGATCGTCCTCAAGATCCACAGCCCCGGCGGCGAAGTCTTCGATGGCAACGCGATCTTCAACGCGCTGAAGCGTCACCCCGGCGGCGTCACCGTCCAGATCGAAGGCCTAGCTGCCTCGATGGCCACCGTCATCAGCCTCGCCGGCGCTCCGGTCAAGATGGCGGCGAATGGATTCTACATGATCCACAACCCGTGGGGCGTCGCGATGGGCGATGCCGACGAGATGCGCGATCAAGCCGCGCTCCTCGAGAAAATCCGCGAAGGCATGATCGCCGCCTACGCATCGAAGAGCGGTCAAGAGCCAGAGCAGATCGCCGCGTGGATGGATGCCGAGACATGGTTCTCCGCCGAAGAAGCGCAGGCCGCTGGCTTCGTCGATGAAGTCACCGACTCACTCGCGATCGCTGCCAATGCCAACAAGTTCTCACGCCTTGGAAAGTTCCGAAACGCACCATCCGATTTGACAGCGCGGTCCGTGGATATGGACCAAGAAGTCAAACCCTCCGAAGAGGAAGTCATCATCGCCCCTGCCGATGAGACCATCGTCGAGCCTGCCGCTTCCGAAGAAACACCCGTCGCCATCACGGAAGACGCGGTCATCGAAAGCGAAGCTACCGAAGAAGAAGTTCAAGAAGAAGAAGCACCTGCACCTGCCGCGCCGGTCGCATCCGTGCCACACGCCGACGCGATCTTCGCCAAGTACAACGCCGTGCTCGCCCGCGCTGAAAAAGCCGAGAGCGAACTCACCGCAGTCAAAGCCGAGCTCGACGCCGAGCGCAGCGCACTCGCGAGCCTCGAGCGTTCGCTTGGCCTCGCCGCCGCACGCGTCGTGCCGGTGATCGAAAATTCCGCGCCAGAAGTGAGCGACCCAGTCGCCGAGTACCTCGCCGCCGTTGAGGCAGGCGACCGCAAAGCCGCATCCGCGCTCTTCGAGTCGCACAAGGCCGCGATCTGGAAACACCGCGCATCCCTTTCGAAGGCGTGAGCCGGAGAGAACCACGAAACCAACCCCAAACACACCCCCGCAATGCCTAACACATTCGACTCCTCCCTCGTTGCCGATTCCATCGCGCAACAAGCACAGACGGTTCTCAGCAACCGTCTCGCCGCCCTTAACCTTTTCGCCACCGACTTCTCGTCGGATGCCAAGAAGGCCAAGGACACCATCCAAGTCCCGATCGTTTCCGCGACCGGCGCGACTGTTGTCAACCCGACCAACTTTGAGCCCGGCGGCAGCGCCACCGTGGGCAAAGGCACCGTCACCCTCGACCACATCTTCCAACCGTTCGCAATCACTGCGGCTGAGTTGGCAAACGGCCACCGCCTTGAGCGCTTGATCCAAATCTCGCTCGACGCACTCGCCGACAAGATCTGGGCGCTCGCCACCACACCGGTTACTGTTGCCAACTTCGGCGCAGCCGCTGTGACGAAGGCTGCCACCGGCATCACCGCCACCTCTGGCGATCTGCCAAAGGTATGGGCTGCGATCAGCAAGAGCGCCCGCAAAGGCCTCGTCGTGTCACCCACGATCTACTCGCAGTTGATCCCGACCAGCACGACCGCCATCAACCTCGGAGCCGGTGCTTACGGCTTCGACAACGGTGTCCACTACGCCAGCTCGTTCGGTGGTGAAACCAACATGATCGGTTTCGGCTGCTCGCCAGAAGCCCTTGTGATGGCCGCTGCCGCTCCCGCGATCGACGACGCAGTGCGCGCTCAGTTCGCCGTCAGCGATGTTGTCACCCTCGACCAACTCGGTCTCTCGGTGCAATACAACGTGTGGGGCTCGACCGCCAACCGTCAGGTCAATGCTTCGCTCGAGCTCATGTTCGGCGCAGCCAAAGGCCTCACCGACGGCACCATGGCGATCATCAAGTCCGCATAAGGTTCGGATTCTCATCGGTAGCGTTCAACTCCCCATCGGCCAAGCGTCGGTGGGGAGTTCTTCTTTTGACATGCACGCGCATTCAGAATGACCCCCGCCGCGATCAACGCCTTCCGCCTCAAATCGGCGGCAGTTCAAAACGAGGCACACGGCGTCACGGTTCGTTTCCGAAATGCCGACATCAAGGTGGTGATTTCCACCGTGCGGCTTTCGCTCTCGCTCGAGCTTGGAGGCAATGCTCAGGGCGGTGAGTACACCGTGCGTTTTCTCGGTTCCACTCTCACCAACTCACCCACACGCGGCGAGCAACTCACCTTTGGTGGTCGCAAGTACACCATCACCGAGGTCCGCGATGCCATCAGCACGCCGGGCGAGCATGTCGTGACGATTCACCCTGGCTCAATTTCCAACCTATGAACCTTTTGATTGAGCAATCCGTGCGCGACTGGCTCGCCGACCTCGAGGCCTTCGAAGGCATCGCCATTCATTGCGGCCAGAGTGACGAAGAAATCCCCAACGATGCGCCGCTCATCATGGTCGCCTGCGAGGACATCAACGCACCTGCGCCCACGCTCTACATCGCCACCGTGCGACTGATCGTCAGCACGCCCTCCGTCATGGCCGATGCGCTCACCGATCACCGCAATCTTGTGGCGAGCCTACGCAGCACCCTCAACGACGCCGAGACCATGGCCGACTTTTTCCCGGTAGGGATCACCTGCGCCGGTGCATCCATCAATACATGGAACGAGTCGCAGAGCAACGACCGCTGGATGTCGCAAGTGAACCTCACACTAGGCATGGTCGAGGGATAATCGCGCAACGCGATTTGACACGCGGGCAGTGGGAGACCCCCACAATCCTATGCCCGCCACCATCTACAAAGCCTCATCCGTCTCTTCCGTGGAGTTCGGTATCACCAACGAGACCGGCATCCTGCTCAGCTCGTTTTCGCGCAATGTCACCGCCAACAAGTCCGAGCTTCGCGACGCGGAAGGTGAAGTTGTCGCAGTCGCCATCACCGGCAAGCAAGCCGAGATCACCCTCGAAGGCACGCTGAACGGCAGCGCGACGATGCAAGTCGGCAACCTGCTCACACTGTCCAACGACATCGACAAGTACGGCCTCGCAGACGGCACCGTGATCGTCAACTCGGTGCAGGAGAAGTCTGCCGCCGGTGAGTTCAAGACCATCTCGGTCAGCGCCACTCAGTACAGCGCGACGATGGAGGACTAAGCGCCACGCGCCTCTACCCGCCGACGGCTCCCCGGCTAATGGGAGCCAATTTTTTACACATTATGGACCACACAGAACTATTCCACACCAGCAACCTCAAGCTCGCTGCGACGCTCGCCACCCTTGGTTTTGATCCGCACGAAGCACCCGTCACGCGACAAGTCCGCAGCGACGGCAACGAGACCACTGTCTTCTGGTTCAAGGCCTCACACCCGCACACCGGAGAGAGCGCCTTCGATGTTTTCCAGAAGTTCACCAAGCGTGCCGAGTTTTTCGCCGAGAGCGATCCCGAGCACCCGATCAACTACATGCGCGCGGTCCTTCAGAACCGCGACGAGTTCATCGATCTGATCCGCAACACGCCGCGCGATGTCGTCATCGAGCGCAATGGCCGGCGCATCGCCATCCGCGAAACCGCCTCGGAAGAGACGAAGAAGAAGTTCGCCGCGCTGCTCTGATCTCTAACCCCACACATATATGAAAAAAGACACGAAAATTGAACTAGTAAAAGATGACGAAGTCCTGCGCGAGCAGGGCATGACCAGTGGGCCTTCCAAGGCGAGCCGCTGGGAGCTGCGCACCACCGCCGCCACCGAGGTGAGCTGGATGCAGCGCAACAAGGTGCTGCAACCGGAGATGGACATCCTCTGGCGCGCCAGTGCCTTCGCCTACATCCACGAGGCACCCCGCGTCGAGATCCGCAAGGTGATCAATGACCACGACACCTTCATCGAAGCAGTCGACCGCTGGATGGACAAAAACGACCCGACATCTAACGAGATCAAGGAGCTCGCGACGCTCATGAACTCGCGCATCGAGGAATGGTTCGCCAGCTCAAGCGAGCAAGAAAACTCAGCCTCAGCGCCGGGAAACTGAACAGCCCCGGTTGGCTCGCAGGCTATGCCTGGCGGATCGCATCCATCACCGGCTGGGGCTACCGCGAGATCATGGAAGACCTGCCGTTCGCGGCAGGCTTGCAGATCCTCCATGCGGAGGACTACGCCCACAATCGCCAGCGAATATGGTCGAGAAACAAGGCTGTGTCCGAATTTGACTCTCTGCAGTTGATTGAAGACGCATTCGAGAAATTAACGCCATGCCAATGACCGCCTACACGAATGACATCGAGGATATGCTGGAGAAATACCAGCAGGTCAGCGGTCGCTCGGTGCGCGATCTCGTGCGGGCCTACGCTCGCCTCGCTTGCGTTCAACTCGCCAATCGAACACAGGCGTTCACGACCGGCCCGAGCGATGGGCCTGCCGCTCTGGATCGCCAGTCGAAGACGGTATCTTTCGACATCAAGAAAGTCATCAAGGACAAAGAAAGCCTGCGCGAGCGTTTTGAGAAATCGGTTCAAGATGAAAAAATCCGAGATCGATTGGTCAAGGTGTTGAACGCAGGCCGTTATGACATCCTAGCCAAGATCATGGTCAATATCGGCATGATTCACAGCGAGTCGGATTTCATCAAGATCGCAGGTGTTTCATCAGCGAAAACCGCGCACACGCAGCACATCAACAGAAAAAGCGGTCGAACGAACTTACCACCCGGCAAAGTCTACCTGAGCACCGGCGAGCTCGAGAGCTACATCGAAGAGGTCTCAAAGCGCATCGGCTACGCCAAAGGTGGCTGGGCAGGATGCGCGCGCGAGATTGGTGGCATCAGTGGCGATGGCGCTCGCGGCATCCCTGCTTACGCCAAGCGTCACAATGGAAAGAATTTCAGCGTCACCGACCGCTCGAACGACAAGGATGAGCCGCATTTCACAATGACCAATTCGACGCCCTACATCCGCAAGCTATTGGACAAGGGGCAAGAAATGGCGGCGATGAACATCGCGCGCGAGCGGATGATCAAGTCGCTCGAGAAGGTTTTCCAAGCCGCCGCCAAGAAAGGCTCTGACATTCCAGCCACCACGAAAACAGAAACCGAATCAGCCGTATGAGTGATGTAAAATCTATTGTAAAGTTCGGAGCCGAGGATGTAGGGCTTGAGAAGACGCTCAAGTCGGTGCAGACCGAGCTCGGTCAACTTCAAACCAAGGTGAAGTCCGGTGACCTATCGATGTCGGAGCTCGAGAGCACCATGAAGCGCATCGGCCAGGTCGAGTCATTGGAAAAGCGTCTCAAAGGCATGGGCGGTGAGGCGGCGGCTACCGCACCCAAGATCGACAAACTGGGCGACGAGGCGAAGACCATGGGCAACAAGGCCGAGGATGCAGGCGACAAAGGCGGCATTGGTCTCGGCAAGATCGGCATCGCCGCAGGGGTGGCAGGCGCAGCTTTCGCAGCAGGAATGAAGGTGCTCGAGCTTGCAGCCGACGCGGCGCGTGCGGTGGTTGATAAATTCGGCGAGGCACTCGACCTCGGCGGTGAGCTTAACGACCTGAGCGCTCGCACCGGAGAGACCGCAGGCAATCTCCTAGTCCTCCAACGCGCCTTCGACAACAGCGGCGTAGGTGCCGACAAGGTAGGCACGGCGGTCAACAAGCTGCAAAAGTTCATGGACGCAGCGAGCGACAGCTCGAGCAAACAGGCGGAGTTGATGGGAAGCCTCGGCATCTCCATGGCTGACCTCGAAGGGAAGACCCCGACCGAGCAAATGCAGATTTTCGCGCAGAAGATTTCCGGCATCCAAGACCCCACTGAACGCGCTGCCACGGCGATGAAGGTTTTCGGGAAGTCCGGCGGAGAATTGCTGCCATTGTTCGCAGATTTTTCAGGTGAACTCGAGACTGCACAAGGTCAACTCGGAAGCCTTCCAGGAGTCATGGATCGTTCCGCCGCAGCATTCGATGCCATCTCAGACAATCTATCAGTCGCCAAAGGCAAACTCACAGAATTTGCGGCAGGTATGATCGAGGGTGCCGCTCCGGCATTGGAAAAATTCTCCGCCATGCTCACTGGGGTCGACGCAGCAGGTTGGGGCCAAAAGCTCGGCGAGGTGGTGACGCGAGTCGCCGACTTTTTGATTGGGGCTTTCAAGTCGCCAATGTCGATCATCGAACTTTACGGGCTGCAGCTCAACCTCAACGCAAGAACCTTCGGGAACTTATTGCTGAATGGATTCATCACCGCAGGCAACTTCTTCAAAGAATTTTTCTCCTCACAGCTTCCATCACTACTCATCGGTCAGCTTACCACATCACTGATGAAAGGATTTGCTGATGGTTTGAAATTCTTCGTGGATAATATCGGATCGGTTGTCACGAGCTTCCGTGAGTACTTCGGGAAAGCAGTGGAATCGATCGCCAGTTTCTTCACGGAAACATTCAACAAGATCGTCGGGTTTTTTGCCAACGACTTCCAAAATGCGATGTCCAACCCGATTGATTTCATCAGCGGGAAATTGAACTCCGCTCTTGCATCAGCGACCAAGAACGGAAGCCTTGTCTTCAAGGATGAGTACGACAACGCAAGCGGCAGCGTGATCGACCGCATATCACAAGGCCTCGGCGCTGTTTCGAAGACATACGCAAATGATCTCGATCAGAGCACAAAAAACATCGGTGCCGAATGGGACAAGGTAGCGGGAAACCTTTCAATATCGACTCAGGATTTCTTCGGTGCGGAACCAGCAGCGAATCGCGTTGCAGATAAATTCAAAGAGGTTGAAGAAACTGGCAAAAAATTCCGCGAGGACTTTGAGGCATCCACAGAAAACGCATCAAAGAACACGGAGGCTATTCCATTACACCTCCAAGACGCTGAGAACTCATCGCAAGGCATCAACGCGAACCTTTCAGGCGCTGGCGCGGATCTACGAGGCAATACATCTCAAGCCAAGGACAACATGAAAGAGATCAAGACGATCGGCGACTTGATCGCTGCTCAGGACGCGGCCAAGCCAATGAGGAGCTTCAAAGAGGAATCGGCGGCTGTACGGGCAGACCTCAAAGCGCTTAAAGAATTTATTGGTGAGGATCTGAGTAAAATGTCTTGGCCGGACATTGCCAAAAAAATGGGCATCGATCGCACGAAGAAAGAGCAAAAAGAGCTTTTCGATGAGATCAAGCAACGCCTTGAAGACATCAAAAACACAGAGATTGATCTCAAGATCAATGGTGATGCTTCAATGGAAGAATTGGATATAATTAAGCAGAACATCGCGACAATAGGATTGGAGGACATTGTTTTGACCTTCGACGCACCATTGAGCGATATCGCCAGCAACCTTGCCGACCTCACTTCAACCGAAAGGGAACTCGACCTCACTGCTGATGGAGCGCTTTCACAGATTGCCAGCGCACTGCCGGGTTACTTTGAAAACCCGCTCAGCCTTGAATTTGATGCGGACTCCTCAATTCAGGAGGTCGAATCCTCACTCAACACCCTCGGATCCGAGCCCACGGAGTTGAAGCTTAATGCCTCATCGGGAATCGAAAATATCCGCAATGAGCTCTCGAAGGAGATCGACCTTAGCCTTAGCAGCTCAGAGGGATCAAAGATCCTCACAACGATCAACAGCGCAGTCGACGCCATCAAGACCGCCGTCCTCAGACTTGAACAGAAACTCCCGCAGTCAGCCCTCGGATACTAACAATCACCACATCACCAAATGCCAGCGATCATCTACCAGAAAACACCGGGCGGGCTCTTCGCGACCGGCGAGCGCACGGTTTCGACTTTCCCCAGCGGCCTCGTCCGCGTCGACCAGAAATTCATCTGCCCGACATCAGACGCCGCCACTCACCGCGCGGCACTAGCCGTCGGAAACAATATGCCCGGCGGCAGCGCGCCCGCCATCGATGGCCTCAAGATTTTCCCCGAGCCGCAAGAGAAGAAACTAGACAACGGCTTTACTGAGTTCATCGTGAGCGCGTATGGCAGGTCAACAACTAATGTATCTGCAAATGTGGGTTATGAAACTAATATGAATTTCGGAACATTAATTCTTAAAAGAAATGTAGAACTTAGATATGTTATTAAAATAGGAGAAGACACAATAAAAGCGCCAACTATCGATTCTTCAGTACAAATTAAAAGGATATCCAGAAATAATTTAATTAACCTACAAGATAATAACGGCAATCTATTGAATCAAAGTATCTCTATTACAACTGGAACTAAAAAAAATATGGATCCAGTGATATTACAATTTTCCTTTATTGGCGACGGTTCTGTTACATTTAGTGGGGGTGTCAATCCACCAATTACAGTTACAGGCATCTCACAAGTAGGTGTAAAAACACAAAATATCACATTAAATAATCTTTCAAAAAATTACGGTTATTACTGGGGTCAATATTACGTAAAACATGATCTACAAATACAGGTAAATGGTGATGTTAGATTTGCTGCTTTGGATCGCAATCTAATAGAATCAACAAGTTATGAAAGCCTATCATCACTTTGGGTACCCACAAACACATCGATTTCAAACTTTGGAACATTCTATGAAGTAAATTTAAGCTATGTATCTATATAACCCATGGCCAACCTCAAATTTCCAGTCAACTTCGAAGAGAAGGCCAAGCTGCCGCCTGCGGCTAATGGCAGGGGCTATCCGTACCGGATCTCGGCTTCAGATTTGATGAAGAACTTCACCTACGCCGCGCTCAATGTCGAGGACGACTGGGTTGAGACTGAGTCAAGCGGCAGCCACACTGGCCGCAAGCTCAAGCTGCCTCAACTACCCGGATCCGGCACGCATGTGCTCGGCTGCATCGATGGCGAGATTCAATGGATTGAAACCGAGTCCTGCTAAGCCATGGCTACGATCAAATACCAAGAGGATGCGCAGGGGAACAAGAAGGTGATCGTTTCGGTTGTCGGTAGCGAAACCAAGGCTAGTTGCGAATGCTGTTCCTCATGTCTTGCTTACCCTGCTTACCCAGTCGAGGTTGGATTCGATGAGGATGGCAATCCGACATTTGACCAATGGACTGCCGATTCAACGAACCTTCCTGACTCAATCAATTTTTACGGCACTACGCTATCTAAGAGCGGCACAAGTTACGGCAACACAACCAATGGCGTTTTTCTTGAGGGTGAAAAGTGGGCGGTTTACCGCAACGGAGTAAGAACCGAAAAAGACCATTTGATTTCGGGCGGAATCAAAGATTTGTTTTTGGATCAATATACCACGACTTGGCCAAAATTCGACGAAACCGAAAACTATACCGTCACCTTGATTCGCACTGGCTGCACTTGGAATGCTCCATTCATTGCGGATGGGTGCGGTGCTGGTGGTGCTATATTACAAATCACCGATCAAGGATGGAGTTTTATTGCTCTCTCGCTAACCTCAGGTGGCGGCCCATGTTACACATTCGGTGATGGAAAATACCCAGACTACCCGCAAAATGACCCAACTGGAACATGGAATGAGGTTACCATTTCATGATCTGCCCCCATCAGTCCAGAGCCGCAGACCGAGGGCAATACACCTGCGCGATCGGCAAGCATGGCGGCAAGCCGTGGCCGGGGCAATGTGCTGCCTGTCTCAACCCGGAACTGAGCACCGGGCAAATGATGGCAAGCCTCGGCTCATCGATTGCTAAATTTGCCCGATCTGGATTCGCCACCACCGATCCCGACACGCTCGCCAGCCGCATGGATACCTGCAAAGCCTGCGACCTGTGGGACGCTGCCGGCATGGCTGGCACCGGACGCTGCCGCAAGTGCGGATGTTCGACGCAGGCAAAGCTGCGCATGGCCTCGGAAAAATGTCCTCTGGGCAAGTGGTGAGATTTTGACAAAGCGCCGGGATTGATGCCCGGCACCATCACACTCTCGCAAGGCGAGCGGCTTTCATTGCTCGCGACTGCCAAGCAAAACGGCACAGCGATCACGCTCGATTCGTCGTGGTTGGTAGGTGCTGCGATCATGCCCAATGGCCAATCGTCGCCGGTCGACATGGCCGCGTCGATTGTACTAGGCAAAGTCTCGATCGACTTCGACACCGCCGACCTCAAACCCGGCACGCATGTCATGGACATCCGCTTCACGAATCCCGAGAGCCGCGACCAATGGAGTCAAACGATCAAGGTCGTGATCGATCGCACCGTCACCCCTTACAGCCCCCGCTGACGAGCCATGCCCATCAACGAAATCGACATCGTCCAAACTCCAAGCGGCCAACTCGTCACCGAGATTGAGCTTCAGCAAGGCCTGCCGGGTCCACCGAACACGCTCGCGATCGGCAGCGTCACTGCTGGCAACGCACCATCGGCGACCATCACTGGCTCGGCACCGCAGCAGACGCTCAACCTCGTCCTGCAACGCGGCCCCGGTCGCTACACCTTCAGCCTCTCCGGAGGCGACCTGCTCGCCCACTACGACGACGACACCCCGCCCAGCCTCACCATCAACGGCGACGGTGATTTGATACTCGACCTCAACTAACACCCCACTCGCACACCATGTCCACCATCAACTTAGGCCGCGTCAAAGGCGATAAAGGCGATGCCGCCAGCATCAGCCTCGGCACCGTCTCAACAGGTGCCGCCGGATCGAATGCCGCCATCACCAATACCGGAACGCCCGGAGCCGCAACATTCAACTTCACCATCCCACGCGGCGACAAAGGCGAGGTCGGAAACACCGGCCCAGCCAACACCCTCACCATCGCAGGAGTCACCACCGGCGCAGCCGGATCAAGTGCCAGCGTGAGTGTCGGCGGTACCGCTCCCAACCAGACGCTCACCTTCACGATTCCTCGCGGCGATCAAGGCATCCAAGGCATTCAAGGAATCAAAGGCGACACGGGAAATGTCGGAGACGCTGGCGCAGACGCGCTTTGGAACTACACCGGCGCATACAGCGGCGGCGCATCCTACGCCGTCGGCGATCTCGCTTTCTTCAACGGCCAGTTTTTCTACCGGAAAAATTCAAACGGCGGCAATGTAGGTGACACACCATTCGACGGCAGTTCGTTTTGGGATCTACTGGCCGCGAAAGGTGATGAAGGGGATGTCGGCCCGACCGGCCCAGAGCCATCGCTCACGATCGCCGACAATGCAGCGACAGCGATCACGCTCGCTGATACCGACAACAACCGCGTGGTGCGCTGCACAGCATCATCCGCTGTCACCGTCACCGTGCCATCGACGCTCGCTGCTGGGTTTTCGTGCATGATCATCCAAGCAGGCACAGGCCGCGTGACCTTCGTCGCTGGCTCCGGCGCAACGATCAACTCCTTCGGCAACCTGGTCGCCACCGCAGGCCAGCACGCACCGGCCTCGCTCATGCGCGTCGCAAGCGGAGTCTACAACTTGAGCGGTAACCTCGTATGATGATCCTCAAGACATCGCGGTCGAACCTGTCGAGCAACGACCAACTCGCGCTCGACCTGCCGTTTGCGGCGACCAAATCGATCGCCGCTCGGGTCGGCCCAACGCCTGTCTTCACGCGAGGAAGTGGCGCAACCTACATCGGGAGCGATGGCTTGATCCACGGGGTCGATACCTCGACCACCTCGAACACGATCGGCACAGGCAGCCGGACATTCACGCTCGCAGCGACCGCCGGACAGGATCAATTCTGGCGCGCTGGCGATGCAGTCGAGGCATCGAATGGGTCGAACTCCATGGTCGGAACTGTCACCAGTTACAATGCAGCCACGCAGTCGCTGGTTTGCAACATGATCAGCACCGGCGGCAGCGGAACATTCACATCATGGCGTATCGGCTATCGCGGCCCCCGCTTCGACCACACCTCTGCTGGCGTGTGCCGTGGGTTGCTGATCGAGGAGTCGAGGACGAATTTGTTTCAGTATAGTGAGATTTTCAATGAAGCAGCCTCATCAAATTACTGGGATTCTGCGACAGCTAATGCGGTAACATCCAATCAAACCACATCTCCAG